CAGCTACGCCAGAGTCATTGCCATCATAAGCGTTAACCCAAGAAGCACCAGAACTATAAACACCACCAGGGTCTCTTGACCATTGCCATAAAGCACCAGCCATATCTTCACAGCCAATATTACTAATCATTCTACGACCAGCGGTGTCGTTATGACCACCAGTTGTGCCAGGGTCAGCAGAGCCAGTAATATTAGTACCTTGATTAGAGCCTATTGAAGCTGTAACAAATTCAGTTTGACGGATTAATTTCTTGCCAATATCACCAAACCATTGTTCAAATTTATATCCGTGCCAACCATTAGAGCCGTCTGCAATAGTAGAGGCATAAGTTGATTTAAGCACAAATCCTGTATAGCTTGGTAAGTAAATGTCTACCCACATTCCATCATTAGAAAGAACCATACCCTCTGGAGAAGACGTAGGACGATTGAACCTATCCCACACTGAACGAGGAAGAATATCGCCTACCGTGTATCCAGTTAAACTATGACCAGAGATAGTACCTACTGCCACACATAAACAATGGAATCCAGCAATCTTGCGTGAATTTGTAGTGTCAGAAGTAGTAGGTGCAGTTGAATTATTACTTAGAATAACGCCACCAGCTTTAAGTAAATAAACATAGAAGTCTTTACCAGCACGATTAGATGCTGTGGCATAGGTTGAAGCGTCCCAATTACCAGAAGTATTTAAATCTTTGGTTGTGGCTGTAACTTCAACTAGAGTTCCGTCTACCATACCACCTAAGTCTGGAATGTTAATTGTATTGGCAGATGCTCTACTGAATAGAGTGCCTTGGTCTAAGAATGTTGATGAAGTAAAACCACTTGCTGGTAAGTTAGTTAAGTTAGCACCACTGATAGCAGGTAAAGCACCCGTCAGTTTACTAGAACTCATAGTACCAATCTTAGCATCTGTTACAGCACCATTAGCAATAACTGTAGCACCATCAGCTGTTGAGGTTACATCACCACTATGATTAGGGTGTGTATAAACCGTATCCACTGACTTGGTTGTTTGTGTTGTCGCATCTGGGAAGGTTATTCCCGTACTTACTAGCGTTGTAGCCATATTATCTCTCCTTTAATATATATTAGTGTTAAGCAGGTGTGCCATTTGAACTTACCGTTCCTTTAAAGATGGCGTTACCAGAGGCATCGACACTCATAACATTAACACCGTTGATATAGAATCTTACGTGAGCAACATCTATATGAATGTAGTCGTTAGTATCTCTACCAACGTGGGTAATACCACGTCCTCTTAGATCGCCAAGAGTAGCTGATAACATTGCTGTATCTACCGCACCAGCAGTAATTACCGTAGCACCATCTGCTGTGGAAGTCACATCACCACTATGGTTTGGGTGAGTATAAACAGTATCTGTAAGAACAGCAGTTGTACCATTAACATCTAAACCAGCAGAAGTAACTTTAATCCTCTCAGTAGTACCAGCTGCAATAACAACTGTATCAGATAGAGCAGTAGTACCTGCATAATGACCAATGATAGTATTATTACTTCCAGTAGTGATAGCATCACCTGCGAAAGCACCTACTGCTATATTCTCAGTACCTGATGTATTAGCCTCAAGAGCATCATACCCAACGCCTGTGTTGTTTGAGCTAGTAGTGTGTCTTAAAGCATCACCACCTAAAGCTGTATTATTACCACCAGTTATATTAGTTAGTAAAGCGTTTCTACCAACAGCTATATTAAGACCACCTGTAGTAGTAGAGGCTAAAGCATTAATACCAACACCTATATTATTATCACCAGTAGTAATAGCAGCTATTGCGCTATGACCTAATCCTAAGTTATGGTCATCCTTGTGTGCCAGTTCAGTACCATTAAAGGTTGTAGCTGTAACAGCCCCAGTGAATGTAGCACCTGCAAGAGCTGCCTTAGTACCTAAAGCAGTAGTAATAGTTGCAGCATAGTTAGCATCGTCACCTAAAGCGGCAGCAAGCTCATCAAGAGTATTTAATGTAGCTGGAGCTGAGTCAACCAAGTTAGCTACAGCAGTATCAGCATAAGCAGTTGTTGCTACCTTAGTTGAGTTGTCTGAAGCAGATTGTGTTGTTGTAGTTGGGCTGCCACCTAATGCAATATCTGTAGCTGCTTCCACTGAAGTCTTAATATCAGAAGTTGAGCGAAGGTTAGCAATAGTAATCTTCTTACTTACACCACCATCATTAATTAGTAATTCTTCTGTTCCTGCTGAGGTTGTTTTAGCTGCTAAAGCTGATATTTTAATACTTGACATTTCTACTCCGTTCTAATGTATTGAGGTGAGGCTGTGCTTGATGTTTCTGTTATTAAAAAAACACCTCCTGACTCTAGCTCTATTTCTATTTCAGCTGAGTAAATAGGTGAAAACTCTTCAAGAAACTGTCTGCGGTTAAGATACATCGCAATAGTCTTCTTTTTTTTCCAGTACATACGCTTCATAATCTAAACAACTGCCTTCTTCTGCCAATATTTTGTCTATCTTCAAGTTCAAGAAGCTCTTCTACAATCTTTTCAATCATAGGAGAAAAGCTCGTCTTAACCTTTGAATCTTTTCTAGGTGCTATCTTACCACTATGATGCTCATAAGTGCTTGATTTTGCAGAAGTTTGTGAGTCTCCAGGAGTTTTAGTCATAGCATGGTCTACCTCGTACACAGTAGCTTCAATCTTACCTTTCTCATTGTTAGATGATAACTGTTTACCACTGTAAGTAGGAGCTGCTCCACCACCTTGAACCGATTCTAACTCTTCTTTAGGATCAAACATGTCTTCTAACATCTTAACAATGCCATCAACTTCATTTTCAGGCTTGGCATCACCAGGGAAATACAATTTGTTCTCCGTAATGTAATCTTCTAGTGATACATAGTCTTCATCATCTTCTTTCTGAGTAGCATACTTATCATTGTATTCAGCATTAATGATCTGAGTCCAGATAGCCTTAATCTTTTCTTTAACTCTGTCAATCTCTAAAGAGCTTCCAGCAGAGTTTTCACAGGTAGAGTCTTCTAATATATCAAACATAATTCTTTCCGTTTGTTCCGTGTCGTTTGTTCTCTCTCATATTCCAACGGTGAGTGTCAGCAGCGAAAGAGCTGTAGTCTTCACCATATTGGAAATTAGTACAGAATGTTTGTTCGTAGTAAGAAGGTTCTCCGCAGTCTGGACAGACTTGTGGTTCTTCACGTCTACTGTAAGAAACTATATTATCTTCAGTATGGTTATTTTTACATTTGTAAGCAAATAATGGCATAACTAATCCTAATTAATTCAGAATAGCCCTCTCGCCAAGACAAGGGCTACGCTTAACTAACTATATTAAGAGCCTGGAACTACGAACGCTACACCAGCATCGTCACGCAATTCAGCAACACCATAAATAGTATCAGCAGTAAACAAGTCACCTAAGTATTCTTGTTTGTACTGAGTCTGTGAACGCACGCCAACCTGCTCTGCAAGAACTAGAGCGTCTTTGTGGATCAAAGTACCAACACGATCAGTACCAACTGTAGGACAGTTAGATGTAACGAAAACGTCAACACCGTAAATCTGTCCAATCTTACCAGTCTTAATCGCATCACCGTTACCAATGAACTGTTGCTCAGTGAAACGTGAGATACCTAACAAGTCGTTAGCAGCGATTGGAGGCATAACTAAACAACGATTGTCCATAGGAACATCAGCGTTATCAAGTTTAAGAATCATCGCTCTAATACCAGCATCAGTAATGTCAGAAGCGTTAGAAGAATTACCAGTGTATAACGATGAACCGTTACCAGCAATTACAGCTTTCTCCCATGCCGCAGCACCTGTACCACCTACTGTACCAGCTTGAAAACCCTCAACTAATGCGAATAAGCTATCGTCAACTTGGTTAGCAAGAGCATAACCAGCGTCATCAGTATAGAATTTACGCATAGATGATAATGCTTGAACTTCAGCAATATCTTCAATTAACTTCGAATATTCGTAGTGCTTGTTAATGCTAACCTGAACAACGCCTGCTGTATCAGCAATCATTGTAACCTGTGAATTAGCAGCCTTTACAGACGCTGAACCACGAGCAGGTTTTGGAATATTAATCGTGTCACCCTTCTTACCTTTGTGTGACATTTTTGTAACTAAGTTAGCTAAAACTAAGTTTTGTTTGTACGCACCAATAACTTCATCCGACCATAGAGCAGGGATGAAATTAGCTGATGTTGTAATCGTACTATGGTTAGTACCTAAACCCATCTTATTTCTCCTTATTGAGTATTATTTAACGCGCCCTTCCTGATATGCAATAGTTATCTCATCTGATAAATCTGCATACCTCTTAGGGTCGCTCACTTGTAGGTTGATTAAATCACTCCTACGATACATCTTCTTACCACCAACAGCGTCTCCTGAAGAGCGAGTCTCTGAACTGGTTTGTCGCATTGCCTTTTGTCTCTTAGCTTTTTCTGATTTATTTACTGCTTGCGTCTTATCGATCATTGAAATTTGCTTCCAAGTACCTAATAATTCATTTGCAGCGCTATAATCGTAATTAGCATCGGCTCTACGGAACAGCTCGGTACGAATACCACTCTCTCCTACCCACTTTTGAAAGCCATTATCACCAATAACATCCATAAAATCAGGATGAGTTGCTTCTAACTGTGATAAGTTAGCCTGTTGAGCTGACTTAACATTACCTTCTCTAGCTTTGACAATCTCTGGATGATTTTCTATCGCTGAGTTTA